TTTACTGTCCGTTCTACTGATGCGGATGCGAGCGCCGGGCCTTTAATTGTTTTTGATCGTGAATCTAGTTCGCCAGCAGCCAGTGACCTACTTGGTAGCGTAGTTTTTAAAGGAGAAAATGATGCCAGTGAAAGTATTACTTACGCAAGAATTCGAGCAGAAATAATAGACGCTAGTGATGGTTCGGAGGACGGTCTTTTTCAACTAGCAGCAGCTAAGAATGGATCAGTTACTTCTCGTATTGAAATGAACGCTACCGAAATTGTCTTTAACCAAGGGAGTAAAGACCTTGACTTTCGTGTTGAGACTGACGGCAATGCAAACATGGTGTTCGCGGAAGGTAGTACCAACCGAGTAGGTATAGGTACTTCGTCTCCATCAACCGAATTAGAAGTAGCGGGGGATATTACTGCTATAAGTTCCGGCCCAAGTATTTTTCTTACAGATAGCGACAACAATCCAGACTACCAAATAAAAAATGGTAACGGCACTTTTAGAATTATTGATGCTACCAATAGCCAAGACAGAATTAATTGTAGTTCTACCGAAACGGTTATTAATGAAAGTTCATCGAATCTACATTTTCGTGTAGAGACGAATAACAATGAAAATATGTTGTTTATTAGTGGCTCTACTGATCGAATGCTTATCAATACAGCTACAAATGTTGCAGTAGGTGCTGTTAACGCAGATTTACAATACACTGGAACTGCAAACGCAAGCACACAATTTTCTATGGCTAGATTCAGTGATGGCTCTGGATCTTCTTCTATACGTTTTGCTAAAAGTCGTAGTGGAACTGTTGGCACTTTCACTGCTATCAATAACGGTGACAATATAGGCGTTATTACATTTTGCGCTGCTGATGGTACTGATGCTCAAAGTAAAGCTGCTGATATTATAGGCGAAGCCGCCGCAGGCGCAGCGTCTAATGACACTCCTGGCGCTCTTGTTTTTAGAGTAACTGCTGATGGTTCAGACTCTGTAACCGAAGCTATGCGTATAGACGATACCGGCTTTTTAGGAATTGGAACTAGCAGCCCAGCAACGAGGCTAGATGTAAACGGCGGCTTGCACGGTGATCATGCCACGTTCAGCAGTGTTGCCGGTCGTGGCTTGAAAATCAGCACAGAAAGCCGAAGCGGCCAGAATGATGGCATCGGGGTCATAGATGCTCAAGACTCTGAAGGTGACAAAGGTATTATCTCCCTTCAGTCGGCTGGTACTGAGACAGCACGAGTTACTACGACACAGATTCTTATTGGGCAAACGTCTGGGAGTGCTGCCGACGAAGGGGTTATTTTCCAAAAATCCGGAAATATTTTTGCTACTGCTGATGGTGGCACCAGTGGGCTTTTTCGCAGGCTCACAAACAACGGCGAAGTTATACGGATCAGCAAAGGCGCAACGACCTGTGGATCAATAGGTGTAAATAACACCGCAATGTTCCTTTCTTCGCCCACTGGCAACGATTCTGGTCTGAAGTTTGGAGACCGACAACTCGTCCCATGTACAACCGCAGGAGCTTCTAGGGATGATGCTATAAATCTCGGCTCATCTTCTAATCGTTTCGACACGATTTTTGCTAAATCAAGCACGATCAACACTTCTGACCGCAATGAAAAGCAAGATATTGAAGAGCTTTCTGATGCTGAGAAACGTGTTGCTGTAGCGGCGAAAGGGCTACTTAGAAAGTATCGCTGGAAATCTGCCGTCGAAGCAAAAGGCGATAATGCTCGTATTCACGTTGGTATAATCGCTCAAGACTTACAAGAGGCGTTCACCGCTGAAGGTTTAGACGCAGCGCGTTATGGGATGTGGTGCAGTGACACCTTTTGGGTGGATTCCGAAGGTGAAACCTACGACACACAAGAAGAAGCGCCCGAAGGAGCAACTGAGCAGACACGTTTGGGTGTGCGCTACGATGAACTACTCGCCTTTATCATTTCAACAGTTTAGGAGAATAACTCATGGCAGCGACTTTTACTTGGGATATTCATAGTCTTGACAGGCAAGTCTCTAGTGGCCTTATCGACAAGATTCATTGGCGACTCAGAGCTGTTGAAACGATTGATGGAACCGAATACACCGCAGAATGCTATGGTTCTCAAGGTGTGTCTGGTGATCCTAGTTCGTCAGATTTCATTGCATACGATAGTGTAACTAAAGACAATACGATTACATGGGTCAAAGCTGCATTAGATGCTGACGACGAAAATGCTTCTTCATCACAATTAGAAGCTTCCCTACAAAAACAAATTAACAAAAAAGCAACGCCAGCACAGGCAGTAGGAGTACCGTGGTGATGGAAACAAAACACATACAACTTCACGATCTAGCAAACGTATTGAACCTTATCGACGCAGCCGCTAAAAACGGTATGGTTGCTGGCGAAACGATGAGCCAGATAGGTGCGATGCGAGATCGTTTCATGGCTGAACTTAAAGAGCAAGCACCTGCCCAAGACAACGTGGCTACACTTGATGAAGAGCCTGTTGTTTCTGGGCAACTGCAGTAACAACTATGGACGTAGGTTCGGTATCCGAATCTGCTCAGATTAGCTGGAAGCAGGTTGCGGTTCAGAAACAAGAGCGCCTGCGCACAGGTGCCGAAGGTGAGACTGTGAGGGAGATGGTCGAAACTGTCATGCCTGTTCTTTATACTAAGGAGGGCACTAAGGTCGAGGCGCAACCGTTAGCATCGACACAACGTGTAAATATAAGCGTATAAACCATGATTATTGAATCTGTTGCAGCCGCTGGCATGCTTCTCCAGCAGATCAATTCCGTTATTCAGCAGGTGAATGAGGGCAAGGCCAATGTGCAACAAGCGATGGCTTTGGTCTCCGATTTTGGAGAAGCCTTAAATAATTTTGAAGTAGAACGTAAAAGTTCTACGTTCAAAGCATTATCTAAAAATGATATCCTCAAGCTACAGATGCTTCGTAGGAATCAAGAAAGATACCAAAAAGATTTGAGAGATTTGCTCCTCGTCGCAGATCCCAAGTTGTTAGAAGATTATGACGCTGCTATCCGACAGCAGGAGCAAGATAGGAGGGCGCACGTAAAACTGATGGCGAAAAGAAGACGCGATAGAGAGAGATTAATTCAACAACTTCTTGTCGGTGGCACAACTCTGATTATTGGTGGTGGATTAGCAATTTTAGTATTTGTATTAGTGATTAAAGCCTTCGGATAAATATGGCGGCAAAGAAATTAGAAGACGGTAGTGATTACGCTGAATACGATGCAGATGGCGATGGTGTAGTTACTGATGAAGAGCTAGAAACTAGCAAAGAACTGCAAGAACTAAAAATTAGTAATGAAAGAGCGCAAGCTCAGCGCAGTATGAGTTGGTTTGCTTTATGGGGAATGCTCTTGTATCCGTCGTTAGTAGTCGTAAGCAGCTGGGCTGGTTTAGTACAGGCGGCAAGTATTCTAGGAGATATGGCTTCAGTCTACTTTGTGTCGGTCGCAGGTATATTGGCAGCGTTTTTCGGAGCGCAAGCATGGTCAAACAGAGGGAACGGTAGATGAGTTTAGTCGGGCAACTAATCGGGCCAGTAACAGGATTACTAGATAAATTTATCGAAGATAAAGATCAGAAAAACGCCTTAGCTCACGAAATCGCTACGATGTCGGAGCGCCATGCTCAAGAGGCGCTCAAAGGACAATTAGAAATTAATAAAATGGAAGCGGCACATAAATCTTTATTTGTCGCTGGGTGGCGACCAGCCATCGGCTGGATTTGTGCGATAGGTTTACTCTACAACACAATTATTGCAAATGTTTTAGGTATCTGGATGACAGTCCCAGAAGTAGATACAACTTTACTCGTCCCAGTTATGATGGGAATGCTTGGTTTGGGTGCTATGCGCTCATACGAAAAAGTAAATCAGGTAGCTAGAGAAAAGTAATGAGTAAGCTAGTCGAGATGATTAAACGTCATGAAGGCGTAAAATCTAAAGTCTATTTGTGCTCAGCTGGTTACGAAACGATTGGTGTTGGTAGGAATATTTCTGAGTCAGGGTTAGGGCTATCCGATGACGAAATAGATTATCTTTTACAAAACGATATACAACGAGTGAAAGAAGAACTGAAAGATACTTACTTTTGGTTCGGTGCCCTGAGCGAAGCTAGACAAGACGCGATGATTGATATTTGTTTCAATCTTGGGTTGACACGGTTACGAGGTTTCGTCAAAGCATTAGAGGCTATGTCTAGGGAACAGTTTGATGTAGCTGCAGACGAATTTATGGATAGTAAATGGGCGCACCAAGTAGGTACAAGAGCGATTCGTGTTACTGAAATGATTCGCAGTGGTGAGTATATCTGATGCCATTACAGAAATTTATTTTTAATCCTGGCATCAATAAAGAAGGTACTGATTATACTGCCGAAGGCGGGTGGTTTGACGGTAATTTAGTTCGGTTTCGTAAAGGCTTGCCAGAAAAAATAGGTGGCTGGGTAAAATATCTAACTTCATCTATAAAAGGGAAAGGTAGAAAACTACACGCATACGTTACTTTAAACGGCACTCGTATTTTTTCAGTAGGTACGACTTTTAAACTTTATTGGCAAGAAGGAGATAATTATAACGACATTACTCCTATCCGATCCACAACAAGTGCTGGAGACGTTACTTTTTCTGCAACGAATGGCTCTTCAACCATTACTGTTAACGATACTGCTCACGGTGCAGACTTAAATGATTTCGTTACATTTTCAGGCGCAGCATCGTTAGGTGGTAATGTTACAGCAGCCGTTTTAAATCAAGAATATCAAGTTACTGCCGTTACTTCTGCTAACGCATTTACGATTACCGCTAAAGATACAGATGGTAATACTGTTACAGCTAATTCTTCTGATACAGGTAACGGAGGTAGCTCTACTGTTGGTGAATACCAAATTAGCGTTGGCTTAGATGTATTTATCGACGGCACAGGTTGGAGTGCTGGCGCGTGGGGATCAGGTACTTGGGGTTCTACTAGCTCATTAGCTGCTAATAATCAGTTGAGATTATGGTCAATAGATAATTTCGGCGAGGATTTGATCGCTAATGTACGGGCTGGAGGTGTTTTTTATTGGGATTTTTCTACGGCAAGTCAAAGAGCTAAAGCGTTAAAAGATATTCAAAACGCTAATTTTGTACCGACTGTTGGGTTACAAGTTTTAGTTTCTGATATAGATCGTCATGTTATCGTTTTAGGTGCAGACCCGATCGAAGGCGGTAGTCGTTCTGAAGAAATAGATCCGTTATTAATTGCTTTTTCTGATCAAGAAAACCCTTTCGATTTTGAACCAAGAGCTACTAATACAGCGGGTTCTTTACGCTGTTCTGCTGGGTCTGAAATTATTGGCGGTCTTCGAGCGAGACAAGAAACGCTGATATGGACTGATGTAGCATTATATAGCTTACAGTTCGTTGGCCCTCCTAATACATTCGGACTTCAGTTAATAAATGAAGGCGTTAGTTTGATTGGCCCTAATGCTGCAATTAACTCGCCGACAGGTGTCTACTGGATGGATAAAAAAGGGTTTTATACCTACAACGGTTCAGTAGTTCCCCTGCCGTGTACAGTACACAGTTTTGTATTCGATAATTTTAACGAAAAACAAGCATTCCAAGTGTTTGGTTTTTTAAATAAACAGTTTGACGAAGTTGGCTGGTTTTATTGCACCGCAGATAGCGTAACGATAGATAGGTATGTCGTTTTTAATTACGTCGAAGGAACGTGGGCGATAGGTGCTCTTTCTCGTACTGCATGGTTAGACGAAGGTATTGTTGCTTTCCCGAGAGCAGCAGGGTTTGCAGACGATAGAAATTATATTTATTCTCACGAAACAGGGCACGACGATGACGGTTCGCCTATGGATAATGTTTTTATCGAAAGTGCTGATTTCGATATCGGCGATGGCGAAGAGTTTCAGTTTATCCGTCGGTTTATACCTGACGTAAAATTTACGGGGGACAGTGGTAATAGTCAAACTTTAAACGTCGTTTTAAAAGCTAGAGATTTTCCAGGACAAAGTTTAACTACCGATCAAACTACAGCATTTACAGCATCTACAACGAAAGTAGATACGAGAGCTAGAGCTAGACAAGCTGCGGTACGTTTTGAATCAGATGATGACGCCGACGTAGGAACGAGGTTAGGGTTAGGGTTTACGATAGGAGCAACACGTTTAGATTTACAGCCTAACGGTAGACGCTAATGGCTAAACTACTACAAAGTAGATTACCGTATTACAACCCATATTATTCGCGGGTCGTTGATGCTATCTCATTCAACCGTTTTGTTAGGATACTTGAGCTAAATCTAGACGCTTTCGACCCTAGCGCGACCCCACAGTTTACTAGCGCCGATCGTGACCAAAGACAGTTCGCTGCTGGCGATATTATTTGGAATACTACAGAGGGTGTTCTTCAAGTATATTTAGGCAATGTTTGGCAGAATATTTCTACGCCAAGTACGTCAGGACTGAGTGCAACAGGGAGCGTAGGCACAGTCCAAGTTGTTACGAATGGTAATATCGTAGTAGCGTTATAGTTATGAAAAAGACGAAGAAAAAACCTAAAGTCCCTGCGAAATACCTAGCTGGTTTGACTCCGAAAGAAAAAGAAAAACGGAAAAAAGAAATAGCTAGGAATAAAAAGAAGGCAATGGATGATCCTTCGGCTTATAAATTTTCGACTGATAAGAAAAAAGGTAAGCGTAGGAAAACTATTGAATCTAAATATACTCGCAGGTTTAAAGAGAGGTTTGGCAAAAAGTCATGAGTCTTTCAGAAAAAACTAAAAAAGCCTTATCTAATAAAGCAGAAGCAGCCCGTAAAAAAGGCAAAAAAGTAACCGCTGGTCAACTTGCTCGTGTATATAAACGAGGACTTGCTGCGTATAAAACAGGGCATCGTCCTGGAACTTCACAACACCAATGGGCTATGGCTCGTGTAAATTCTGTATTGACAGGGGGTAAAGCTGCTACTGTCGATAAAGATATTATGAAAGGCGGTAAAGCTAAAAAACCAGCCGCTAAGAAAAAGCCAGCTAAGAAGAAAAAATCATGACACGACTTTTCGATGACGAACAAAGTTCTTCATTGATTACTTCGATGATGAATCCTGAATCTAACGCTTCTAAATTTATAGAACAAGGCGAAGATATCGGGCTACCTCGCGATGTTACGATGGATATCCTCAATAAATACGCTACATATGGCGCGAATACGGGTATTGGTAATTTAGGCGGGGAACGATTAGTTAATGCTTTAAACGAAGAATACCGTAAACGTGTCGATGCGCCTTTACAAAGTGACTCACAAGAAATGTTCTTAGGCGGTATTCCAGTACTGTCATCTATCGCTGAATTTATAGCTGGTCTAGGCACAGGTGCTGTAGATGCTATTACAAGCGTTTTTAAAGCTGCTCCAGAAGTAGGGGGAGCTGCAATTAAAACAGCTGAAAAATTACCCGAACTTGGTATTCCGATAGACGTAGAGGGTGCTTCGGGTCAGATGTTAAACCCTATCCGTGAGGCTGCAGCTAGTGCACCTGAAGCAGTAGAAGAACTTAGTAAATTAGAAAAATTTATAGAAGCAAACCCTGTCGCAGCTAGAACTATTTTAAGTGGTAGTGAAGATCTCGCTGCTTTATTAGGCAGACAGCTAGGTTCGAGAGGTGATAAAGGGCCGCGAACTGGGGTTAGAAGTCGTACATTTAGAGGCCAACCTAGACAAATTAAATCAACTCGTATCGGTATGGCTGCTGGGGGCAAACCTGAGGAGGGTTCTGTTCTTGGTCGTAAATTATTTATACAAGGCGGCGAAGTTGATGGCCCTGGAGGGCCAAAAGAAGATTTAGTGCCGATATGGGCAAGCGATAGCGAATACGTCGTATCGGAAAAAGGTGTTAGAAATATGGGCGGCGGCGATTTTGAAAAAGGGATCGCGGCTCTTGATAAAATAAATTTTGGTAAGAGCAATGTCTGAAGAACAACAAGCATATAGTTATCAAGCCCCAGACCAATATCTTTATAATTTACTTACTGGCGGCGGCGGAGCGTTTGGGCTACTTCCTGGAGTTCAACAATATTACGCAGATCAGATTGCTAATTTAGGTGCACCAGATTCTAGTCCGTTTACTTATACTGGCGAGCGTATTGCAGATTTTTCTCCTAGAGAACAATATGCGATGCAACTCGCAGACGCAGGTATCGGCGCTTATCAACCATATTTAGCTCGCGCTACAGGATTAACAGAAGAAGCGTTAGCTACACAAGCTGGAGGTATTTCCGAAGCTAGGGCTGCTCAATTAAGAGCGCAACAACAAGGCGAAGATTATACTCGTACAGGTATCGCTGCGACTCAAGCTGCTCAACGTGGGTTAGATCCGTTTTTACAAAGAGCGGAAAGGGATATTAGGCGCAGTCAAAGAGATTTTGACCCGAGTTCTATAGATGCGTTTATGGATCCGTACGAAGATGCGGTAGTTCAACAAACGATAAAAGATATTCAAAAAGGTCAAGCTACTGGGGATATAGCAAGGCGCGCTTCTGATGTAGCGCAAGGCGCATTAGGTGGTTCTAGGTCAAGAATATCTCAACAAGAATCTGATGATGCCGCAACTCGTGCGATGATGAAAGAAGTCGGCGCTATTCGTAGTGCTGGATTCGGTAGTTCTCGCGACGCAGCGATGAGTGAGTTTGCTCGGCAACGAGCGGCAGACGCACAAGCTGCTGGATTGCGGTCTGGTTTAGGTGCGCAAGCGTATGGTGCTGGGATGGGTACAGCAGGTGCACTTACTGGAGCAGGTCAACAGCTTTACGGAATGGGCGCTGGTTCTTCGGGTGCTTTAGCAGGATTAGCCGGTCAATTATCAGGTGCGCAAACTGGTGCAGCATCAGCAATGACGGGATTAGCTGGTCAACAACAAGCTTTCCGTCAAGGTGATATTTCTTCGATGATGAACGTCGGTGCAATGAACCGAGCTAGAAACCAAGCACTGATGGATTTGAATTATCAAAATTTCGTAGGCCAATATAATTTACCGCAACAACTGTTTTCTGGTTATGCTAATTTCTTAACAGGCGCTGGCCCGTTATTAGGTGGTGTTGGTTATTCAGGGCCGACGCAACAATCACCGTATGGCACAACTACGACGTATTCGACTCCTGGAATGTCTGAAGGTGGTGCGACAGAGGAAGCGAAAGAAGGGCCGAGAGGCGGTATCAACACTCCTTTTCAGGTTTTAAAGCTATTGGGCTTTGAGCAAGAGACTATTGACGATTTAGCGATGCAAGCTGGCGATATGCCAAAAGGTTTAGTAGACCTAATAATTAAATACGGGCAAAAAGCTAGAGACGCTGGAATAATAGAAGAGCCTGAGAAAAAAGAAGACGGAGGCAGTACCCTTCCAAATAAAGGGTTAGCAGCTTTAGCTAAAAAAGCACCTGAAGTTGTAAGACGTATGGGTTTCCAAGTACCTGAAAAGAAACGCTCAGGTGGGATAGTAAACTCCCGTTTCCCGATGTCCTCTCGTAAGATGGGAGCATAAGGTGGCTAACGGTTTCGGTTTTGATGTAACTAAAAAATCTCCCGCACTATTGCAACCAGTGCAAATACAACCTGCTCGTGTGCAATTCCCTACTCCACGCCCTACTACCCGTCGTCGTGAAAAAGATCCTGATAAACAATTAGTGCAATACGGAGCTGGTTTATTAGCGCCCGTATTAGGTGAGCTTTTAACTAGAGGTTTGGGTGCGATCCCAGGAATAGATAAATTTATTTACGAAGATCCCGCAGAGACGAGAAAAGAATTTGGATTGCCGTCTTTAGTAGATCCCGTAGATCCCAAATCCGTTTTAACAGACGAGGTGAAAGAAGGACTTAGGGCATTAGCAGAAAATCCTCAGACTGCGCAATTCCTCCGTAAAGATCGTCAGGGTCGACCAGCCATAGGTATTAGTGACCCCCGACAAATGGAGCTAGCAAGAAGACGAGGTTTAGTTCGTCAAGCGTTTGGTGATCCTGGGGATATGCCTCGCAGAAAAACTTTTTTAGGAGAGATGACTAGTCAAATAGGAGGGGTACTTCCTGGGTTAGCGTTAGATGACGATGGAGATATATCAACATTCGTTGGCGCATCTCAAGCAGCAAATAAAATAGCTAGTGGTATCGAAGCAGCTAAACTTGATAATTATCTTAAATTAGAACGCAAAAGAGCAGAGTCTTTATTAGCCGTAGGTGATCTTAAAGATTACATTGGTTATTCTAATTTTATGAGACAAGGGGATTCTACTGATACACAAGTAACGCGACAAATAAAAGCCTCTAAAGACGGCACGGTACAATATATTCTAAGTAGGGGTGATAAAGAGATAGATGCGGTCACGGGGCCAGACGGAACGCGGTATGCGGTTCCGAAAGGACAATATTATGTAGATCCTAATTTTCTATTTACCGAAGAAAAAGCAGATAAACCTGTTAATCATATGTTTTTAGTAAATAGCGACGATATTACTGACGTTAGTGAGGGATATACACAATACGAAGTGAAAGAGGGTAGATACGTTCCTGTTCTTTATGTTCGGGATAAAGGTGATGAAGGAAAATATAAACGCGCTGATGATTGGGCTGCGGGGCGAGTAAGAGATAACCAAAATGTAATTTGGGTTAAACCTCCATCTAATTTTTATGAGTTACAAAAAACAGCACCGAAACAATTCCCAGAGTTAGTTGATCTTTGGAAAGAAAGATCAACAAGCCAAAGAACTCTTTTAGCCAGTGTTAAACCTCTTATGGTTTTAGCACAAGGAGCATTAAGAGCAGACGGTATAAATCCAGATACGGGCGAGCCTTTACTCGATCGGACTGGTCGTCCGATGAAAGATGTAGATTTATTAACGACGGTAGGTGCTTTAAAACCATTTATAGCAGAGCTTACTAGAGAAGCGCAAAGCGCATTAAGATTTGTTAGTGACACGTTAGCTACTGAAGATAATACAAGTCCCAGAAATGTTTTTACTAATTATTACGAATCTCAAGCAGACCAAAATAATTATTTCTTAAAGTTCTATGACGCTCAAAATTCCTTTATTAATGCAATAGACCGAAACTTAGGTCAAGCAGAAATAGATAAACAAAGAACTCGCTACTATGCAGCGATGAAACAATATCGGGATAATGTTGCTGACCAAGGTGGTCGGACTGATTTTCTTGATAATTTATTAAATTTTAGTGATGAGTCTTACGATGACTTTTTACAGGTCGGTGCAGATAGAGCAAAAATTGCAGCAGCTCAAACACAATTAGCTTATACAATCGCAGCACAAGACGGTAATACAGGCACGGCTCTTTCTGACCGAGACGTTTCTAATTATTTGATGAGAGCAGGTTTCGGATCTAAAAATCCAAAAGAACTTTTAGATAAAGCAGAACTGTTAATGGTTACTTTGTTAGAAGATTTTGACGGTAATACTACACTAGCTAACCTGAGTGGGGCTGCTCTTTTCCCCGACGACATTAGTTCAAAAACTCTCGCTGATCGGCATCTTCGTGGATATGGTATTTCTCAAAGAGATTTAGATTTTATTACAGATTTAAATAACCCAGAGAAAGAACGTGTAGCCAAAGCAGAAAGTATTTTGGACGAGATGGGTAGAAAAACACAGACGCTCGCCGGACAGCATTTTGATTATAACCGTAAAACAGGTCGAATAGAATTGCGCACCGTAGATAGGATCATGCAACAAAGCATGCGCAAATATTATGATTTTTTTAATAACGTCTTTTTACCGTATCAAGGTACAAGTGTCGACAATATAGTTAGGCAAATAGCGCAAGCAGCGGCTTCTGGACAAGGGCAACGTATAAACCCTCAGCCGACGGAAGACAAAGACTCTAGAACTCAAACGAGTCCGTTCTAACATGGCACAAGCAAACCCCTTATTACAAACTGATTTCGCTAGGGCGTATGTAGATTTTTCGCCTGATTTTGAAATAGACCAAAAATTATTTTCGGAACTTCAAAATCAACTAGAATCAGATGAGAGAACAGCAGAATTAGGGTTTGTTCAAGGAGCGAGAGTACCTGATCTTTTTGATAGTGATACAGCTTATCGAAGATACCTAAGTTATTACTATGCAGATCATCTAGCAAAAAATCCACACTTGACGAGTCCTGATAATGCACTTGCTGCAACAGAGTATTTACAAGGATTGTCAGACGTAGGCGGCACTAGAGCTGAAGCCCTTGAAAACTATAGAAATCGAATAAGGCTTTATCAGGGGCCGAGTTTAAATATTCAACCTCTCCAAAGACGTGCGTTTAAAGACGAATACGATCGTTTTAAACAAAGAATTTTCGACCCGTCTGTGCCACCAAAAGGCGACGATTTTACTCGTACCGATTACTCCCCGACGTCGGGAATAAATAGGATGAGCGAGGAAGAACGTCAAGAGTTCGCTGATAATAATATAAACCCTGATCGTTATTTTAACGCTGGACAAAGTTATCAAGAACAGTACATCACAGGTCTGAAAAATATTCCAGCAGACGACACAATAAATGTATTAGGGGCGACTATCCCTATAGAGCCTCTGCGGCCTTTACGTGGATTAAAAAAGCAACTTATATTTAATAGAGACATGCCTTGGCGGTTAAAACTTTTCGCCGGAGGTGCTTTTAATCCTACCCCTGAAGAAGCTGAATTCGCTATGGCGGATGAGTTTCCTGATATAAAAGGTCGGATTCGATATTTATTCCCATTACAACCCGATAGAGGGTTAGGTGTGCTCGTCCCGAAACAAGATGATTCGGGAGAAATGGAAATTATTCCTCTTAGACCAGAGGCTGGTTTAGAAGAGATATTGGACGTTACTGCTGAACTTACGATGCAAGAAACGACTCCAATTTTATTAGAGTTGAGTAGAGGAGGACTTAAAAATACAGCTAATAGAATTGGTAATGCAGTTCGTCGAGTTTTAGGTAAAGAAGAAAAAGCTAAAAAACATGTCCCCGTAGGCGGGATGAAACGAGCTATCGGGAACGCAGCTATGGTAGCTGCAGAAGCTTCATTAGGTAGGGTTATACAGCTATCAGCCGCAAGACAAGCAGAAGTAAATAATTTAAGTTTCGAGCGGATATTAGACGACGCGAATATGGCTGCTGTACTAGCAGGTGTAGGTTCTTTAGGAGTATCAGCTACATTAGGTACTTTAGGAATTATACATAATGCTTTTTTCGGCAAAGATATTCCTGCAGAAACGCTGGAAAAACTTGCGGGAGCGGTCGAAGAACTTAAATTAAGACGAGCCGATAAAGATTTCCCCGTAGAATTCACTAACGAAGATTTAAAACAAATAGCAGCTGAAGCTGGTGAAAGTATCGGTAAAGAAGCTAACTTAGTATTTACATTAGGTCAATTGACAGGGAAAGACGACATATTAAAGTTAGAGTCAGAACTCTATAACTTTTTACAAAACCGTAATTTTCCTGAAACAAGGGTTTTTGAAGAAGCTATTTATAATAACCGCGAAGTTGCCGCTACTTTTTGGCAAGCCTTAACGAAACAAACAGATACTGATATTACTGCAGAGCAATTCGTTAAAACTTTACAAGCGCGTCAAGAAGAAATACAGAAACTCGCGCAAAGAGCTGCTCAAAAAGAAATAAGTTTACTTAAAAAAGAAGCAGCGATACCCAGCACCGTTATTTCTAAATATCGCATTTTAGAAGATGAATCAGTCGATGACTTAGCAGAAATATTTACAAGAAAGAGTGGGCCAGGTTATCAAATCTATCGTTCAAGCCCTGTAATATTAAAACAAGCTGATGATGAATATGCTAAGAGAGTAAGCACTTTTGAAGATGCAGTACAAGGTCTCGCAGATATAGAAGTCGATCCGACTATTGTACAACAAGCGTTCAAAGATTTGAGGAGTAGAGGAGGCGCAGATAGAATTCTAAAACTACTCGGCAACGTCAGATTAGCAGAAGCAATACGAGAAATTACGCCTATGGGAGAAGGGGGCGTTAGTACATTAAAACGTCTCGCTGGCGAAAAACAAGTAACGGAAGCAGGAGAAACTGTTGAGCCTATTACATACGACGTACCTACTTTATTTTCTATAAAAGAAGCTGTTGAAAGTTTATTAGGTAACAGCGGTGATAAAGGATTACAAGCTGCTGCGATACGCTTCCGAAATACGATCGACGAACAAATAGAATCAACTTTAAATAGTGCCGCTAAAACAGATTTAGAAGCTCAAGGTATTAATCCCACACCGGCGCTTATCGAACAATACCGTAGAACAGGGGAGCGATTTACCGATTATAATCGCGCTCGTAAACAACTTTTTGCTTACCAAGATAGTTTTGATAGAGATTATATTAAAACTTTAGCAGCACAAACCCCAGAAGAAGTTCTACCCTTCATTTTAAATAGCAACCCGAGACAACTAAATAATTATATAGATTTAGTAAATATGTCTCCCGATTCCGAATCGAAACTAGCTTCGTTAAGAAAACTTGTTATTAAAGATATCGAAGGGGTAGTAAACCCATCTGATGATTTAGCTACACAAAATAAACAGTGGGCTGAATATTTAGACAAAAACGAAAAACAATTAGAAGCACTATTTCCAGAAGCAGATTTTTTAGAATTAAAAGATTGGTCTAAAGTTTTAGGCACTGCTCAAGCAGACGCTTTAGAAATACAACAAAACTTAGATAAAGTCACTGAAGCTCTTGGTTTAGACGTTGACTTTACAGATTTTATCAAACGTCTGTTTGGCACTTCTGCAGACGAAAGAATTACCGATGCTGATCTAATAAAACTAGAAAAATTAGGCGATATTTTAAAACAATATCCAGGAGCGCAACAACAAGCCTACCAAGTATTTAGAGGCGCTCTTAAAAGGAAGTTCGAAAGTTTTAAAGCTGGTTTAGAAAAAGCTGGGTCTCCTGGAGAGGAATCAACACAAGGGGACGTTTTTGACCTTAACGCTTTTAAATCATTTATAGATTCAGGTTTCGCGTCTGGTCAAACGGGACAAGACCAATTAGCAAAACGACTTATACCTATATTTGGTAAGGATGTAGGTAGAGAATATGCTCGGGATTTACGAGCTTTTGCTTTTTTAGTGCAAAAACAAGATGCAGCAACAGCTGATAAAGTATTACAAAAAACACAAGGTAACTCAAGACAGACGGCTGGCGAGTGGCAAGGGATTATCTCTTCTTTACAAAGAATTTTCGTACCTGTGTTAAGTCAAGCGAGTAGAAGAATTACTTACGCGAACGAATTATTACGTTTAAAAGCACAAGCAGATTTATTAGATGTAGTTACTAACCCTGACTCTTTAAAAAAGTATATCAAAAGTAGAAACAGAAAATTTACTGCAAAAGAATATTTAGAGTTTTTAGGTGGATTAACAGCCGCTCGCGAGGTAGATATTGGTACTGGTCGAGGCGAACAGCCTTTTGAACAAAAGTTAGGAGTGTTAGGCGGTTTCGGAACCGCTGTTGGTACGAGAATCGACGACTTGCTCGAGGATGAGGACGAAGATGAACTTTAAAGTATTCGAAACACCGATAGCTCCTACTCCAGAAACACGTCCTATGGCAATGTATGGAGGAGGTGAAGTCAAACCTGCCCGTATGTTTAGAGGAAGCAAGGTCGCATCGCGTTTCGGTGGTGCGCCTCCACAAAGAACACAAAATACAGATAACGAACCAGACCCTAGATTCGTTAATGAACTAACTCCAGAAGAAATAGCAGTTTTAAATCGTAGGTATGGCCCTTCTGATTCAGAACGACAAGGGTTTAATCTTGCTGCGACGATGAATACGAGCGACGCTCGTGCAGACGCTATGGGGTTGTTCGACGAAGATATAGATTTCACTGACTTACCTGACTCTGTACGAGAAAGAATACTCCGTCAGCGAGAGGAAGCAAGACGACGAGCAGAAGAAGCAAGACGACAAAGAGAGGAGGACGAACGAGCTGCAGCAGAAACCGAAGCAGATGAATTTCAACGTCGTTTATTAGCAGGTGAACTTACTAGCGAAGAAATAAATAATTTAATTTCAGGCGGTGGTTTAACAGAACAACAAGTACTCGATATTATCGCTAATTATCAATTATCCGAAGATCAATTAGCGCAGCTTTATACACAAGGGTTACTTACTGAAGACCAAATAAGAGAAATTATCGGGCAAGAAATAGGTGAAGCTGCAGAAGAAGAAGCTGCTCAAGGATTAGCAGGGCTTACCGAAGAACAAGTTAATGAGTTAGTTCAACAAGGGTTAGCGGGTCTCGATATGTCGAACTACGCAACTCAAGAAGATATACAAGGTTTAGAAGCATTATTCCAAAATTATTTAACGCCTGAACAATTAGAAGCGTATTTACCAACAGAAGATACAAGTACGATAGATGCGTTAACGAAACGTATTGCAGATTTAGAAGCCCAATACGCCAACGTAACATCACAATATGAAGCGGATGCAGTAAACCAACAAATCGCTGATGCAAAACAAGAAGTAAGTAATTTCTTTGCTAGTTCTGCGCCTACCGGCCCACGAACAGGATCTACTTCGCAGTTTGATTCGGGTGTTTCGTTCCTTCCTGGCAGTAGTCCGATGGCTAATTTGATAGAAGGGCAACGAGAAGGTTTAGGTCAAGATGCGTTTACGTCTTATTTAAAAACATTTACGCCTAGTTATGGTGATTACGAAGAGCCATTTAGCCCTGAAGAATATAATCGAAGAAACCAACCGTTTATGGGTGGTATGTATAACAACCCATTTACCGGCGGTATGTCATATAAACCTCCAGGAAAATCAGCGATGGGGGGACAAGTTTCTAACGGGATTATGGATTTAACAAATTTCGAAACTAACGTACAGCCGTTCCAAAATGCTTTTCGGCCTAATGTACCAAGGAACTAATTATGATACCTACGACTAATCCGCCGAATCGTTTAGACCAATTACGGGCTGGTGCTGGCCCGATGCCCCCCGCTGGTGGTGCTCCTATGACCCCTCCCCCTCCTGCTGGGAGACCACCGATGCCACCTCCCCCTATGGGGAGACCTCCGATGCCGCCTGCCGGTAGTGCAGCTTCCACGCCCCCTGCATCTCTCCCTACCGGCGGGTCGGCCCCTATGCCTCCTA